ACTTGGATATAAGCGCCTAAAGAACCATTATGAGCGAGAAAATACAGAAAGACAAAATTGTTAGTCCATTGCCGGGTTGCCAATATGAAGCCATCCGAAGCAATGCTGACTATGTTGTACTTACTGGTTCCGGTGGCGGTGGAAAAAGTTTTACATTAGGTTATGCTCCAATTTCATATCTATATGAAAATCAAGGAGCAAAGGCTGTATGGTTCATGCGTAACGTTGGCGACTTTTTTGACGCTGGGAAAGTAGTGGACGGTCTTAAAGAAATATATCCGCTTATTGATAGACGTTTCAGAATACAACCAAGAGAACCTATTGGAGAAGTCATTAAGGTTCAAGACGATATGGGTGTGAAGTTTTTCAATAGTTCTGAAATCAAATTCCAGCAGTTGAATAATGAAAGTCCCACTGTAATAGATAAGATATTCAAAGGATTGCAGTTTAAGAAAGCCATATTTGAAGAATGCAATAAATTTGAATGGAGAACTATTTCTACTTGTCAAACCCGTCTGCGTGCAAACACTAAGGGTAAAGCTCAAATATATCTTGCCCAAAACCCAGAGCGTGAATGCTTCATACGTAAGCTATGCGGCTGTGGCAAGAATGGTGGTGGATGGATTGGAGATGATGGAAAACCCATTAAAGAAATGAATGGAGTTGTTCGGTTCTTCCACATTGTAAAGGGTAACTTGGATGAAGTCTATTGGGGAAATACTAAGGAAGAGGTTTATTCTAAATGCAAAGACATTATAGATAACCTTTTGCAGATTGACCCGGATATGTCTTATGAGGACTTTATTATGAGCATGGTATTCTTTACTTTTGATGTGAGGGATAACCAAGCTATGCTTAAAGCAAACAAAGGTTATCGCGCTATGGCTGCAACATCTGTGCTTGCAGATTCAATGTATGAACCTAATTGGAATTTCTCTATACAAGACGAAAAAGAAGAAGAAGAAGAAGATAATCTTTCCGAAGTGACAGAGGATGATATTCTCAATATGTTTACTCATGTTTCTCCATGTAAATGCAAGAAGGAGCGTATTACCGTGGATATGGCAACTACTGGGGAGGATAACTTTGTAATGAAGCATTGGGTAGGTTTCCATTGTGACGATATACAATATTGCATGAAAAACTCTAATCTTGAAGCTGTAAAGATGATTAAGCAGTTTATGGTTAAGCATGGATTGACTGATAAAGAGCTAATTATTGATGTGCAAGGTAACGGTTTCTTAAAAGAGATTTTCAATCTTGTATCAGCAAATGGTGGAGGTGTCGCATTCTCCGGAGCGATTGCCGCAACTGCTAAGGGAAAGAAGTTGTATGAAAGATTTAAGGATGAAGCAGCCCACCTTGCTACCCAAATGATAAAGGCTGGATTGATAACCTATGACAGACAGCTTGCTAAAATGAGATATACACATCAGAAGCTAAAACGTGAAGGTTCTACTACTGTCTTAAAGCAAATGCAGTTTGAGAGTAGAATATTCAAATTTAAACGCTTGCCTTCGGGACGAATACAGTTTGAAGGAAAGAAGGAACAACATGCTCTGATAAAAGGCTTTTCTCCCGACCTTACAGACAACATCATTATGCTTTGTGGGGGATTGTGTTATGACTGTTATAGGGAATTGGCTGGTGCTACTGGTGGAGAATTAAGAAGGAAATTATCTCTTGAAGATATAATGAACCAAGTAAATGGTACTGCACAACCAACAAGGGAAAGAGGAAAGATTACTAATTCAGATAAGATATTGAAAATTTTAAGCAGCATATAAAATGATAACGAGAAAAAACATTGATTGGTATTTGTCAGAACCAACGCGACTGTTGTTGAAGAAGCCTTTTACGAGAGGTGGAAAATTTCAGTCGTGCAAAACTTATATTGGTGATGTTACACTTAACCAAAAAACAACTGCCCAGTTGAGCGACTTGACATTGCGAGAGGTTTCACAAGACCTCTATCTGAGAGAGTACGACCCTTCTCTACACAATATAAAGTATAATAATTCAATTCCTAAGATTGCAGTCAGAGTTGGAGATACTGATATAGTCATAGATGAACTTGTGCTGACAGTTTCTTTGCAAAAGAATATTCATGCGGCACATGTTCTTCATCTCACTGCTAATCCTATTTCTTTTACTCTCTGTAATATAGAGAAGAATGATACCATCAGTAAGAAGTTTCAGAACTTTAAGCTGGAATGGAACATGAGAAATATGGAGCAAATCAAGTACGAACTAATATCCAAGCAAAAGAAAGTTGGCGATGCTGGCGTACTATTCAAATATGACCCTATAAAGAAAAAGGGAACAGTTAAAGTCTATTCCTATGATGATGGATATTCAGTCATACCTAACTATAATGAATATGGAGAAGAAATTTCACGCTCCTTGTTTTATAAGATAGATGATTTGACAGAAGTCATTGATACATTTGATGATAAGTACCTTTATCGTTCAATACGAAGCAAAGAAGGAGAGCCTACCAATAATGGATGGGTTACTGAAAGGATTCTTCATGGGTTTAGCCGTAATCCTCTTGTCTACCATAGAGGCAAAGTGGCTTGGGAATATTCTCAAAGTATAATTGAGATAATTGAATTGCTTACAAATATACATGCTGTGACATTAAAACGGTTTGGTACTTGGGGATTAGTCTTAAAAGGGGAAATGAATGAAGACAGTTTCAAGCGAGATAACGGCACATTAGTTATCAATCTCCCGGCAGACGAAGGTTCAAGCTACAAGACAGAAGCAAAGACTTTGGAGTTTCCAGAGCCGGAAAGTATGATTGCTTATCTGGAATATTTGCTGGAACAAGTTTCAATCGCTTCATCTGTCAGCTTTATCACTCCAAAGGATATCACTAATACTGGAAGCGGTGGCAACGGCATTGCATTGTCTATGCGTAATGATATTGCACTGGCTACTCAAAGTGTTGCTGATTGGTCTGATTCTATCAATGAGATAACCTATCTCTTCCAAGAGATGTTAGGATTGGAAGAAGACCAGACGAATGCTTATACAGATTTGAAAATTAAAGCCAAACTGAATATTTGGAGCATGGAAACCAACAATACTAAGATTACCAACTTAGCTATGGAATCTAAATGGATTTCCCGACAAACATTGATTGAAGAATCTCCGTCTTCTGCACCGGATGAACTTGACCGAGTAGAAAAAGAGAAAAAGCAAGAAGAAGAAGATGCTATCAAGCAAGCTGAAAAAGCTGAACGGATAAGCAAGAACAACAATACAGAGATTATCGAAACTCCTAATAAAACTACTTACAGTAGCAACGTTTAAAATAACAATATCATGGATTGGACGCAGATTTTAGTATCAATACTTGGAGGAGGAGGTTTCTTAGGTGGAATAGTTTCACTTGTAAATATGAAACCTTCTCGCAAGAAAGCGATGGCAGAGGCTCGGACAGTTGAGATTACGAACCTTGAAAAGTCAATATCAATAATGGAGAAAAGCTACAGTAACATACAGACGTATGTGAACAAGGAAGTAACCCGTATTGAAAACGACCTTTCAGAACTGAAAAAAAAGTATGAAGAAAAAGTTATCTCTATACGGCAAGCATACATTTGCAAAGTACCAAGCGAAGAATGTCCGGTGCTGTTAAAGCAAGCAAAGTTTGATATGGCACATGAATGTGAAGAATGTAGAGGCTGTGAAAAGAATGAAAAGAAGGAGGACTGATTATGAATATAAAGAACTATTTCAATATCAAAGAGCTTGTTTGCAAGCATGTATATAACAAGTTTGGAGAAATGGCGTGGACGTTTTTTGACCCACGGCTGCTTGAAACAATATGTGTCATACGAGAAAAGCTTGGTAAGCCTATAACTGTCAATACTTGGCATTCGGGAGGAGGTCTAACGCAAAGAGGACTTCGTTGTAATGTATGCCAATTAGTAGCTGAAAAGACCCGATTGGAGAAGGTATATGTATCTGCACATCTGCAAGGAACTGCACTGGACTTTGATGTGAAGGGAATGACCGCCTTGGAAGTTCGTAATTGGATTAAGGCAAATCAGATACTTCTTCCTTATCCGGTACGCTTGGAACAAGATGTCACTTGGGTACACTTAGATGTACGTACTGATGGAAGTAATGGCAAAGTAACCTATTTCAAAGGATGAAAAAGGTTCTTCTCCTAATAATCCTTTTGCCTCTTTTGTTTTCATGCCGAACTGCAAAAGACTTGGAGAAAAATACAGAAATAAAAGAGATTATCAAAGAACGGCATGACACTTTAATGGTACACACAAGAGATAGTATCTATTTTTCTGTTATTCAAAAAGGCGATACTGTTTTTAATACTAAGTATATTGAAAAAATCAAGTACATAGACAGAACAGTCATACAGAATGATACTATATATCAAGAGAAAGAAGTCATTAAGGAGAAAGAAGTCATTAAGAAGCATGTTCCATCATGGTGCTGGTGGCTTTTACTAATTAATGCAACAATCATAGGAATAATCGGAATTAAATACTACGTAAAATGGCGAACGAAGTAAACCCTATACTGAATATATACAATGAAGATGGCACTCCCTTCCACGACATCAGTTTGAGAAAACACACTTTCTCAACTATTGTTATGTCGTTAAATGACAAGATAGAAGGAGAGTTTTATTATAAAGACAATTCACTTTCGTTTACTCTGCAAGAATATGTAGAGTATAAAGGAATAAAGTACATTCTTAAAAATCCTCCCGTAGTTGTTAGAAAAGGAATGACTTCGGAAAACAGCGAGGCAAAGGGAATGACTAAATATAGTTGTACTTTCTACCATGAAATGATTGAATTGTACAACATTCCCTTTACAGACATTGCTATTAGTAGCAGTGAGGAAAGTTATCGTAGCGAAAAACGGACTTTCTCGTGGATTGGTACATTAAGCATGTTCGTTCAAAAAATCAACTCATGTCTTGTCGGAACTAAATGGACTTGCAAGTTGCAGCCAACATTTGTAGATGATGGGACAATGAGTGATGTGTTATCATTCAGCAATCAATTTATTTCAGATGTTTGCAAGACTGCATACGAAACATGGAAAGTCCCATTTGTAGTTGATGGATATACTATTTGGTTTGGCAAGCCATCTAAGGAAATACTCGACGATGAAAACAAGCCATACATATTCAAATTCGGACAAGGTGTAGGACTGAAAAACAACGATTGCACACCAAAGAATAATAAGGTCATTACTCGTATTGCTGGATATGGTAGCAACATTAATATTCCGTATGGCTATCCTATAATTACAGATGCAGACGGAAATCGCATTGAGCACCCATATACTCGTGACACGTTAATGCCATCAGTATATGTAGAGGCAGTTAGAAATAAAGTCTTGTTTGGTTCTAAAAAACCTCTTATTGACTACTATGACGCAGATAGCAGCTATCCTACTCCTATCAATCCTCTTGCACCAGTATTCCATATCCAAGAATTTTCCAGCATACAACCTACTATTGAAGGTATGACATACAAGGGACAAGCTATTGACTTGTTCAAAGAAGTAATAGTACCAGAAGGTGGCTGGGATGATTATATTGACCCCGAAACGGGAGAGGTTAGACAGTCGTATTTTGATGTGACGCTTTATCCTCTTGGCTTTGACTTATATGCACAAGCAGCAGTTACAAGTGGAATGACCTTCTCCATGAAGTCTGGCGACACATTAGGAGCTAACTATGAGGTAGCAGTAGATTGGGAAGATGTAAAAAAGAACTTCTATGTAACTGATGAAGCTGGAAACATTGTATTCAAACCAAATGGAGAACAGAGGGACTATGCTAAATATCCAGACAGTACAGACCAAGCTATTACTATTAAACTGACAAAGGACTTAGATACATTTGGTACGATAATGCCAAGCAAGTTCCAGCAAGTTAAAACTGGCGACAAGTTTGTCATATTGCACATTGAAATGCCACAAGCATATATAGACAAGGCACAAGAACGTTTGGACGTCGCCATGAAAAGATATATGCTTGAAAATAATATGCCTTTGTATGACTATCCTTTGAGCTTCGACGAACACTTCTTGGAAACAAACCAAGCAATTCTTGCGCAGATTAAGCCTAATACTATTGTCAGATTCTTGTATAAAGACAATGAGGACGCTATGGAATTATCCGTAAAGGAAATGTCAATCCAATATGGTACAAATCCCCTTCCTACTTATAATATTACCTTAACGGACGAAGTGTCTATTGTACTAAATCAGATAGGACAGATAGCTGACGGTCTTAGTAAGTTAGGAAGTCAAGTAGCACAGTTACAAGCTATTTATGGACTTGACATTGTAGGCGAACTGAACAAAAAACTCAGCAGAGTTAAAGATGATACCGCACAAGGAATGATAACTTTCTTGCGTGGATTGAAAGTCGGTAGCTATGTAACCGGAAGTACGGGCGGTATATTCTATGCAGATACAGACGGAAAATCACATGCAGAGCTTGATTATCTGACAGTAAGAATGAAAGCCATGTTCTATGCTTTGGAGATTATCAAGACCGGAGTTATCGGAGGTCGCCAAATGATTACTCCCGGTGGTGCAATCGAATGTATCAAGATAGAAGATAGAAATGATATACTTGACGAAGAAGGTAACAAGACTGGCGAGAATGTTTGGGACTATTGGAGATGTTACTTCTATCAAGATGATGGTACAGAAGCGTTAGATAATCGTTTCCGCGCTGGGGATATGGCTTTAGCACAAGACTTCAATATTAAGGAGGGAGTTTATGAGAATGTGTCAAATCATTACTTCTGGCGTTTAGTCGTAAACGTAGGAACTAATTACATTGACATCTCAAAAACTGATGCTGATGCAGCCAGTGATGCACCACGAGTAGGAGATACCATTTGCCAATTAGGTAATAAGACCTTTGTTGATGCAAATGGTGTTACTCATGTAGAGGACAAGACAAGACAGAATGCAATTATCTTTAGTGCAGTTGACACTTTCTCACCAAGTATGACTTTATATGCTGGCATAAACAGCTATTCATACCTCAACAAAGAGTATGTGTCCTATGGTGTTGATAAGACCACAAATCTCGCTTATATGAACGTCTATGGCAACTCTTATATCGGAGCAAGAGATAAGAGCAGCTATATGAAGTTTGATACGGTAACTGGTGTTGAGATAAAAGGTAAACTTGTAACTAAATCCGGCAAAGACGTTGAGGAAACATTCAACAGCTTCCAAGACCAGATAGATGGAGTAAAGGAAACTTGGTACGGAGAATATACACCAACTCTTACTAATCAGCCAGCAGTTGATTGGAACACAGAAGCTTTGAAAAAACGGCATGAAGGTGATGTATTTACCAATATCCAAGAATATGTCGATGATGAAACTACTCCCGATGCAGGCAAATCATGGAGATGGGTAAAGACGGGAGATACATGGGGATGGACGCAGATTGCAGATAATGACACTTCAAAAGCTTATCTTGAAGCAGCTAAAGCGCAAAAGGCAGCAGAAGAAGCTAAGAAAGAAGCCAATGACGCAAAGCAGACTGTAACCAATATGAAAGACTTCACAGACGAAGCCTTTAAAGACGGTATTGTTGACAGACAAGAAGCTGCTGCGATTGAGAAATATTTGAACTCAATTAAATCAATACAGAAGAGCGTAGCTGAATCTTATTCTAAGGTTTATGGTAATCCTTTATTGTCCGGTACTGCTAAGGTAGAACTAAAAACCGCTTATGATGGATTTAATGTGGCAACTACCGAGCTTATTACTGCTATTGATGATGCCATAGCTGACGGAGTAGCTACCTCAACGGAAGTCGCTTTGGTAGATGGTAGGTACGACACCTTCAATACCAAATATGGAGATTTTATAGCTTATTTGAATGCAGCCAACAACTTTATCCAAGACAAAATAAACACTTCCGCAGAAGATGCGAAGAAAGCTGCGGAAGAGGCTCAAAAGGCGGCAGATGCAGCTAAAGCAGAAGCGGAAGCAGCTAAACAAAGATTGGATAAGTGGGCAGAAGATGGGGTTATATCTCCTACTGAAAAGCAATCAATCAAAGATGAAATAGTTCGTATAGACGCTGACAAGACAAATATTACAGCAGGATATACTTTGTATTCATTGGGTAGCCCTACGGGTTATCTGAATGCTCATAGCAATTATCGTGCAGTGTTGGTTACATTATCTGCTTCTACTCCCGAAAATATAACTATACCTTCTGACTTCGCTTCAAAGCAATCTGCATACTACAATCAAAGAACGGCAGCTTTGAATGCCATCAGTGACGCAGCTAAGGCAGCAGTAGATACCGTTAAAAAAGACTTGGCTGGTTATGAATATCTAAAGAAAGCGTGGAAAGAGAGTACCACAATCGAAGGTGGCGTTATTCAGAATGCGTTAAACATGCTGGGATATACTGACCCGGTAGCTGGATTTAAAGTAATGTCCGGTATGAATGGTGTCTATGATGCTACTAAGGTCGGTGGAGGTATTGCTTCTTGGTATGGAGGTTCTATGAAGGATAGAGCAGATTATACAGAAGCAAACATGCCATCAGATGTAGCAAAGGCTATCATTCGTATGGATGGCTCTGGCTACCTTGCAAGCGGTGCTGTATGGTGGGGGACTGATGGTGTTTTCCATGCTGACCCACAATCATTCATTATCAAAGAAAATCAGCTTGGCGACTATGTTTCTCTATTCCAGATTGTATATCGTTCTGGAACTCCGAAGACTATTAGCTATATGATACCGCAATATCCAATGCAGAAATTGACAGTTTCCGACTACATCGAAATAGGAACAACTGGGTATCGCATTGGAGTAGATAGTGCCAATAATGCTATTAAAGTCTATAAAGAAGATGGCTCGGCAGTTAACTTCTACGCAAGCGGTGCTGTATCTGCAAAAGGTATCAGTTCTGGTAGTGGAGGTGGAGGAGGCGGTGGGCTTATCCAAACCGTTTATGGATATTCAAGTTTAGGTGGCACATTCGCTGATTCAACATTATCAGATACTTTCAATGCATACACTATCAACAAGTTGGCAAGTAGAATTACTGAACTTGAAAAGAATGGTGGTGGAGGTACTGGCATTGCTGGTATCAAAGTTAACAGCCAAACTTATGCGCCAGACACAAGCAAGTATATTACGCTCCCAAACTACCCTTCCACTACTATTACTGGAACGGGAAATGTCCTTACCAACGCTACTTATGACAATAGTACGCGAGTACTGACATTAACTAAAGGCAATATTGCTACTACCGCCAACCATTTAGAGAGATATGCTCAAATAACCTCTACTGCGATAGATACTGTATCTACATTTACAGCATCTAAGACATCTGTATGGGAGGCAAATGGTACTGTATATGGAACTACTGGTGCTAATGATACTGTATTAAACATTGGTTCTGCGGCAAATAGGTTATTCCAATTAAGAGCAACCTATAATTCTGATGATTTTTACTTTAGAGGTGTTGGTGCAAGTTCTTTCAGAACTTGGTACAGAATACTCCACGGAGGAAATTATAAAGAATATACAGACGCTCTTTATGTGAAGAAGGCAGGAGATGAAATGACTGGCAGATTACAGTTGAAAAATGCGGCTGAATTTTCTATTAGAATGCAAACAGATACTTCTAATTACAGAAGAGGTATCATTTGGAATAATGTCGCATCAGATACAAGAATTGCCGAAATTGGGTATCATAATACTGTACAACGTATATTCTTAAATCCATTGGGAAGCACAGAAGTTTTTGATGATGCTGCTGGGAAATATAGTTTTATTATAGGGAATAACTTCTTAACCTATAATAGTTGGACTATCCTACATTCAAATAATAGCACTAATTATGCTTCTGGAAGTGTCAAAGTCGCAAATACGAGTGCAGATAATATAAATAATACGGATAGAGCAGGAAGTAGTAGGGTCAACTTCTTTAATATTTATGACTTAGGGAGTACGATGCCTGCGGCTCATGGTAATATCATGGAAATATGTAGTACTCTTTCAAGTCATTGGCAACCACAGTTGTTTCTTGGAGGATGGACAGATGGGCATATATATTATCGTAATAAAGATTATCTAAAAACGGAATATGGACCGTGGAAGCAACTACTTGATTCAGAGAACTACAGTAGCATCCTAAATTCTACCTACGTCAAAAAGGCTGGTGATACTATGACGGGGGAATTAGTTATTAATACGGGTAGGCAAATAACTCTTAATGGAAGTGGACTTTATCTAAAAACACCTACTGGTGGATGGGAAATTGGAAATATTCTAAAGTCAAGTGATAATTCTGTTCTTGGTGTAATAGGGTTTGGTGGTAGTGGAGAAACTATGGATAGAATATTTGTAGGTAAAAGTAGTGATTCATGGCAAAGATGGGATAACAATACATCTACTATATTAACCGACTTAGTAGTAAATAAAAATATAATTGGATTAAATAGAGAGTTTTCGCTTCTAAGTGGAGATGAACATTTTCAACATAGATTTTGGGGTGGTGCAGGAAGTTATAGCTATGAAGTATTTTTATTGTTACCTATTCCTGCGTCTACTAATTTAACTGGTTATAATACTATAGATGGTACTATATCTGGATATACAAATGGAGCTAATCAATGCTTTTGGGTTGATGTGAAGATTTCGACTATTTATAATAGAACTTTTTGGAATATAAAATCAATAAGCTCTTTTTTATCTAATCAATATGTATTAAAAAAATGTAAGTATAATGACATTTGGTATTATTGTATTGAAATCCCATATCGGGATAATAGAATAGATAGTTATTATTTTAGAGGGGTTATTCGTTCATCTCTTACAGGTATCACTTTGCCATACCGCATAAAATATAAAACTAAGGCAAATGGAAATAATGCAGAAGTTATTCATCACTCTGAGATTAATAGTAGTCTTAGTACAACACTAACACAAGGAGGAATTACAGATGTATCTTTTATTGAAGATACATATTATCAAAATATAAAGCCCCATCTTAGTAATTCAATAACTTCGGGAACTACTGATTTAAGATGGAAGTGTGTTTATAGTTATAATCTCGACATAAGTTCTACAAGTACTTTTTCGGGTAAGGCTACATTCAATGGAGGATTATCCGGGACACTGACTGGCTCTCTAAGTGGAAACGCTACGACCGCTACAACCTTGCAGACTTCACGTACAATAAATGGTACATCATTCAATGGTTCAGCTAATATCACAACTTCCTATTGGGGAACTACAAGAACGATTTGGGGACAGTCAGTAAACGGTTCAGCAAACGTCAGTGGAGCTATGACTGGAGTTACAAGCATTACTGCAACTGGTCTTATAAGAACTTCAAATCTGTTCTCTGCTGGCGATGGAGGAAGCGATAATGCGTATGGTTATTATAACTGTACTCGTCCCAATATAGCTAATACTGGATATGTATGCTACGCAATGGTTAGAAGTGGTACTTACGCATTTGGAATTGGCTATTATAATAGTGAAATAGTTTTAGGTAGCGCAAATACTTCAAGACAATTTGGTGCAAAATGGTTACAAATAAGTGGTTCCAGATTACTAATTAATGGCAATATAGAGGCAACTGGCGCAGTTACAGCCAAGTCTTCCTCTTCTGACATAAGATTGAAGAAAAATATCAAAGAATACAATGCTTTGGATATTATTCACAAGTTAAAGTCAGTGAAGTATTACTGGAATGATACCGCAAAAGCAAACTCTCCAATCTTTAATGACAATGAGGAGCATTACGGACTTATTGCACAAGACTTGCTAATAAATGGATATAGTCAATGGGTAAGTAACTGTTTTAAAGATTATTATGTAATACAATACGAACGTTTAATACCCGTATTATGGCGAGGTATTCAGCAAGTAGATAATGAGGTAGCTACCCTCAAAAAGAAGATAGCTACCTTAGAAAAAGAACTTAGTTCTGTAAAGAGGCAACTAAGCCTTTAAGCCTATTAATCTCTGATTTAGCATGTTCCAATTCCTTTCTCATTCGTTCTTGCTCTGATTCAACAAGACGGATAGAAAGGATATTGGCTTGCACAGAACCAATGATTGTTGCGATAAGGTCGGGAGATAAATAATTCAAGCTACCATATCCATATTCATCCTTTTCGTGACAGAAATTTGTGATACCAGCTTTCACCGCATTTTGATATACAAGTCCGGTATGACGTTTATTGTCTATCCTATCTTGGTATAAATCCAATGCTTTTTTGTTATAATTATAGTCATAAACTCTGCCAAGTTTTAGTAGTCTTTCTCGGTAATCTATAAGCCCATCGTAATTCTCTTTTAATCTAAAGTCAGAGGAAGACTTAGCAGTAATCGCACCTTCTGCTGTTATGTTTCCCGAAGCTGTAATCGAAGCTACGCCAGTAAGACTACCGCTTACATTTCCAGCACCATTGAAGCTTTGTCCCCAAATTGTACGTGAAGTCTGTAAGGTTGTAGCGGTTGAAGCATTACCACTTAGAGAGCCAGTCAGTGTCCCGGATAGTCCTCCGTTGAATGTAGCCTTACCACCAAAAGTACTTGTAGAACTTATGTTAAGTATATATGATATAATTTCACTACAATATAATGTTGAAAAAGACCTTAAGGAAAGATTATAGCATAAGTATGCTCGATTCTTTATATTATCTATTACTGGTGCTGAATAGCTATAGGTACTACTCGTCCAAGAATATCCATTGCTGTTTATTATAGCTTCTATATTATCGTTGTTGTTATAATAATAGATAGCTCCTCCTCTTAAATATACAATTTCTACACTTGCCATCGTATTCTGTTCAATACCACCGCAAGGAGATTTATCACAATGTTTATAATTATCAGCGTATATAATTCTTTGAGTGTCTTGGCTTCCCCATGCATTTGTAGTAGTGTCCCATTCAATAGCAACAGCAAAACCATCTGTATGTGTAGCCCAAGTAGGTTTATTACCATCTAAACAGTTCCAAATTTTAATTCTAATAAATGATTTCCTTTCTACTAATTGAAAAGATATAGGATAATATTTGTTAGCATCTAAACTTCTTAAATCAATAATTTTAGTATAGCTGTTTAATCGCTTCATAAAAAATCTTATCCCAGCTTTTCTATAATAATTATCCCCATCATCTGTAGTTATAATTTGAGTAAAATCATGGTTTTCATTTTTTGCTGTATCTGAGTTAATATAATTTACACTAATATATTTATTTTGATTTCTTCTTACATACGTATTTGCAGTTGAATTTGCATCTCCATGAAAGCCATCCAGCAAATCTGCATTCAGATTCGTACATGTAGTAGTAGATACACACTGAAACGGCTGTGTGCCAGTAGGTATATGTGACTGGAAATATTTCCCATGTAAACTTGCATCATTTTGCCCAAAATGATATTCAGTAGGTCTTGGTCTATTATCTTTTGAAGTATATCCGAAATATATGGCAGTACTACTATTTGTACCTCCAAAGTTAATCTCATTATTATCTTCTGGGTATAGCCAAATGGCGCTAATTCCTACTTTTGTATTTGGATAGTTTTGATAATTGGAGCTATTAAGTATCTTTGCCCACGAAGTCCAAGAAGTAGTTTCTCCGTGACGAGTATATAAATCTTCATTAGTTGAAGCTATTTCCCAAGCATGCCCTCCAGTTCTATCCAGCCATCCTCTCCAACCCCATACAGTTGCATAACTTCCACCAGCTGAAAGACCAATAGTAGTTAAATTCTTAATGCCTCTCATAATAAATAAATTATTATAGTCATTAGGCACATGATTTACGCTTTTTGTTTCAGACCATTCAGTAAATCTATATGGTTTAAGACTTCCGGAATGCCATACATTATAATTAACTTCTGCATATCTGTATATTATAGCATCTCTTAAATTATCAGCTAATCCTAAACATAATGTAGGATGGCTATCAAGTTTTTCATTGTATAGGTAAGCTCCAAAAGACGTAAGATATCCTACTTCAGCTGTAGGTGTTGTATTACTTGTAAATTGAATATGATTTCCATTTACATTCCTTGTTTTAATTGTAACTACTTCTGCATAAGGTGAAGTATCTCCAACAGTTAGTACTCCCGTCAATGTTCCACCAGAAAGTTTCAGATATTTACTATCTAAGGCAGAGGCGTAGTTACCTTCGTGCAGTATTTTGTACCAAGTTCTGAAAGAACTAAGGTTTGTATCAAATTGGTAGCCAGATATTTGGTGCTTTCAAAAAAACACCTTATTTTTGCACGTAACAAAATGATATGAATATGAAATTTAAAGATTACATTGACCTTGCAGAAAAGTATGAGGTAGAGAGCTTTATCAAGTCTGACCCTATACAATTTCCACGAAGATTTAAGGATAGAAAAGACATCGAAGTAGCGGCAGTCATAGCAGCTTGGCTTGCTTATGGCAGGCGTTCAGTATTCATTCCTAAAATAGATTATATTCTTACAGAGATAATGGGGAATAAGCCTTTTCAATATATATATGGTGTGGAATGGAATAAATACAAGGATAATTATACGAGCTTATACCGTATGACTTCTTGGCATTGCTTTGCTTCTCTTTGTGATAAACTTCATTCTATATATATGAAATATCCTAATCTTGAAGATGCTCTTGGACGTGTTACTTATTCGCAGAAATGCACATACTATTGTCAGGGATTATGTCATTTATTGTATGGTGAAACAATGATACCCGGTCCAAATAGTAATTGTGCAAATAAAAGAGTAAACATGTTGCTTAGATGGATGATAAGGAAGGATAGTGTAGTTGATATTGGATTATGGAAAACTCTATCACCTTCTCGACTTCTTGTTCCTTGTGATACACATTCTTTGCAGTCGGCAGTTGAATTTGGAATTATCCCCAAAGTAGATGAATCAAGAAAGACTTGCATAAAAGTGACTGAATTTGCAAAAAAAATATTTCCTTCTGACCCTGCAAGGTTAGATTTTAGTTTGTATGGCTATGGAGTGGAGAAATCAGAGAAATAAAGGTTATGTCAAGAATACTACGAAAGGATTAACGGGCTGGCTGAATGTAGAAGGTATTCATTTTGATGTGAATGTAACTTTTTGGAAAGATGATAAAGGAAAACCATTTATCTGTGTGCAAAGAGCCATAGAGAAGGTGTTTGATGAAAAGACTTGTACATTCAATGACATTAAACCTCGACCATTTATAGAATGCAATGCTTTTTATACGGGAAAACCTTTTCCAAACGTTTCATATAAGGGATATTTTTACCTTGCATCCTTTCGGTTTGAACTACTTGCAAGCTGGGAAACAAAAGAGATGAAATCCTTATGTATGATTGTAAGCAGAACTACTGAACAACCCTTGATAAAGAGAATTAACCAAATAATGAAAGAGAAAAACCATGAATTGCCAAAAACTTAAAAACGATTTTATCAATATGAAAGACAAGACACTCAAAGAAGTGTGTGACATTCTTAGGAAATATGATATGAATTGGGAAATTTCATTGTCATATTTTGTCGCCAGCCTATTCGGTGTAGATAGGGCTGATATGCTTTCTAAAGACAGAAGTAAAGATATAGTTTATGCAAGATGGTTCTATTGGTATGTATTAAGAGAAGTCTGTAAAAAAGACTATGAAACAATAGCACAAGAAGTATCTATTGATGATGCTATATTTGTTACAAGTAGTATATATCAGGGAATATCAAACATGCAGGAACTTATATCATCCAACAGCTTTTACCGAGATAAATGGATGATAGTTAAAAGTATGGTAAGCTTGAAGAAACCTGCTTAGTTCTCAAATGCAAAGTTGTGGTGGGTTACTTGCCCACCATTTCTTTTTCCTTCGACAAGATATTCTCTATATTCTCCTCAGTAAATCCAAAGATAGCTGCGAAGCGTTTAAACTCGTCCATGCGCGACTTAGGTATCATTCTATACATGGAATTAATCGGTTTCTCACTTTTCATGGCTTTCATTGCCTTCAAAATCTCTTTTCTTTTCATTTCTTCTATTTTTACAACAATCACAGTCACATAAGAAAATCTTAGCTATGTCCCATGTTCTATCTACCAAATCTTGACCTAAATACTGTACTTCTTCCCCTTCTAATGGAATACCGTAGAATTGGCAGATATGAACGGCACAATGTCCCAATTCATGGTGATATGATTTAAGAAACTCTTTTTCAGAGTTGGTTATACTAATTACAATAACAGATGTCCTACTGATGTAGTCACTGAATGTAAGCCCAGTATTTACGCTGCAAGAGGACAAGTTGTCATAAGCAATATCATAACTTTTACTGCCACATTTCAACTTATCCATTGCATCCAAGACTTCATCCAAATAATCACAACTGTAGTCCAAGAACAGCAATATATGCCAATCATATTTTTCGATATAAAGCTCTTGTCGTTTCATAAAAGGAATATTTAGAGCATATCCTTCCAATTAATTACTTTTCCCATGCCCATCATGTCTGCGAAGAAATGACGGAAAGCTTTCTCCGTTGTAGGGTAATCCGGGTCGTCAATATAATCGCGAATGAATGTTGCATGGTATTGTTCGTTGGGAATGCTTTTGCCCAAATAATCAGCTTTTGCCATATTCGCAACATACACACTATTATAGCCATTATCCTTTTCAAGAGTAATGTTATACTTTTTAAGCATGGCTGTAACTTGGTCTTTAGTAATAGGAGTTATCTTACCCTCTTTAGTCTTCATCATTGAAACTGCCCAATCACACATTTTTTCACTGAAATTAAAGCCATAGTTTTGAAGATACGTCCGCATTTCTTCTGGTATATTGTCATATACATCAAATGAAGTATTTCCCATTTTACTGAATATTTATTTGTTAAACAAAAGGGGAGAATAATCTCCTCCCCTCTACTACATTATCAACGACGGCGACGGCGACCTCTACGCTCGCTCATACGGTCTTCCCGGTCATAATCACGGTCGTAATCTCTATCGTACTCGCGTCCGTAATCTTCACGACGTTCACCCATTTCTTCCATTTCGTCCAAAAGGGTTTCAAAGTCTTCCTTCAAGCACTTCATGCTCTCTTTGAAGTTATCGTAGGCATCTTTGACACCACCACGACCTCTTTGAGAAATTTCTATCATTCCCATACTATTTACGTTTTAGATGTTGTTTTACTGTTTCTGTTAGAACTATTCAGTTCTTGAAGCAGGGACTTGATATCATTCAAATCGCCCTTCAAAGATTTAACTTCTGATTCTAAAGAACCGATTTTCTCTTCCTGCTGTTTCTCTTTGGCAAACTGAGGATTGAGTTGTTTCAATATATCATCGCAGCTTTCTATTACAGATTGGTGATAATCTCTGCTTTCCACTATCTGACGGCTGGTCTGAATCATATTCTCAACCTCTGAAAGAATTGCTTCCTTCTTGTCCGATACAATAGCATTAGGATAGGTAAATACCTCCACATTTGTAGGAAGTTTCTGAAATTCCATAACCTCTTCACCAGCCTTTATCTTTGCATCTATAACTGTTTCCTGCTGTGCTCCAAAAGGTACAGAAGGATTATAGGTAGGATATTTAGGCATAGGATTAGATACGGATTCAACCGTTCCTATCTTCAATATTGGTTTCTCACCTTTGATAAGAATATAGCAAATATTCCCTTGCTTTAATGAACCAAACATAGTCTAAACTTTTAATTGTTACTTACTCTTTGCCGATGAAGCAGATGCAGACTGAGTAGCTGCTGTAGCTCCTGCCGGACTGTTGATTGCCGTTACTCCCATAAGTCTGAATATTCCACAGCATTTGTCAATATAGACAAAATGTTCAGTAGTATATCCTGCTTGAATTTGTGGCGCTGGTGCGGCTGTACCTTGCGGAACAGTTACATCATGCCCAAGAACTTGCGTAGACTTATTATCAATAACTGGAATTTTAGTCGTTCCCACATTGCTATTCTCTGAAACTACTGTACTGTTTCGGTTTGCCATCGGAACAACTACATTAACGGGTAATGTAGCTCCTGCTGTACTAACCGGGTGACGAACTTTCCAAAGAACTACTGTGCGGTTTGGAAGGGCACGCCAGATACATGGGTTAATTCCATAATCTACTGTAGGAGTAGCTTCATCTGTAGTTTCTACATATCCCGAAGTTTCAATTACGGGAATGCCTGCAACGTCTATTTTGGGTACAATTACCCTTCTCGCTACGGAAACACCATTGTTAAAATAGGTAGTCATATTCCTTTATTTTAAGAGTTAATATTATAGGGGACACAAAGCCCCCTATGGATTATTAGCAACCGCAGCCACAGCCTTCGCCTGCCGCATAACCAGTAGCATAGGCGTTCACAAACGGATAGCCATAGCAACAGTTAGGGTTCGGCACACAATAAGCTGGAATGGGCGCAGGAGTGCGAAGCTGATTTACGATATTAGCTGTTTGTGCTTGCTGTGATGCACTAAGCTCCAATGCCGATTTCTCAGCACGTAATGTATCAATCTTATTCTGCATTTCGCGCATTTCAAGCTGACAGAACTTATCATTGATAATCTGAGTTTGAGCGTCAATCTTAGCACCCAGAATATTGAACTGAGTATTAGCATTAGACTTCAAATCATCTGTCTGGTTGATTGTAGCAATGCGGTTTTCGTAACCCTGCTGTTGGATTGCTCCCTTCACATCGCAGCAGCACTGTGCCATTTGGTTAGCTATCTGACAGTTACCAGCTTGGATTGAGTTGATAATCTGTTGTGAGGACATACCTACTTGACAGCCAACTTCTGCAACTTTAGCACTTACACCGTTGATAGCTTGCTGAATCTGACCTACTGAACAGTTCAAGTTAGTAGCCAGATTGTTGATAGCTTGACCGTTGCCTTGAATTGCGCTCATAAGTAACTCACGACCATTATCGTTGTTGATAAGACCAGCCAATCCGGGAGCACCAGCACCACCGCCACAGCCGCCATCATTGCCACCCCATCCGTTACGTCCGAACAACGGGAACAAGAAGAACAAGAAGATTATCCACATAAACCATGAACCATCTCCACCAAAACCGTTATTGCCATTCTTACCGTTCATAGCAACCAACAAGTTAGGGTCAATACCTTTCTGCTGCAACAGAGGGGCAAGCATAGCCATCATTCCACTGTTACCACCACCAGCTTCGGGGGTGTACACAACTGTTTTTGATTCCATATATCTTTACTTTTAATTGTTAATTGCCCCAATATTAGGGCACAACAAATTAACGGTGAAGTTTGTTACTAAAAGAATAGTTTGTATCAAGTTCGGAACTAATCGCCATTTCGGAACACTGCAAACGCTCTTTCTTTAGATTCTTGATATTGGCAGTTGACATTGTAACGTTTAAGACGGGATTTGAACTTATTCCTAATCTTATTTGTACAAGGACGAGATAAGCCAGTAAGCTCGGCTATCTCATTGTCTGTGTACCATTCTCCCAAGATGCTGACAAGAATATAACGAGCATTCACACATTCCTCCTTCTTTGAGGATATGATTTTCTCTTTGCTGACCTTGCAACAATCACTTACAATGCCAAGTGTTTCTTGATAAAGATTGATAATTCTCATAAGGACTTCTTCTTTTTAGGTTTTGAAACTGTTTCTATCAATTCGTTGGAAAGATTGTGTAGCTTATGTAAAGGAGTATAATCTTCCATCTGGTCCAATATCATAAGACCCCTCAATTTCCTAACTGTTTCTTTCTTCGGTTTTCCCATACAAGTATTGTTTTGGTTTATGCAAAGTAAGTCCTATTCACGCGGAGAACCGAATGAACTTTACGAAGTCCAAATAAAAAGCCGTAATGTATTGGAACACTACGGCTTACACGAATAACTAATTTATGAAGTAAAAAAACTAAAAGTGGTTGCGTCGGGCATATTCTGCAATTAGAATGCCATCTCTATCTGGGTGTTTAATATTATCAAACTGTGGAAACAAGCGGTTCCCTATATCTAAAGAAGCTTTTTTAAGCTCTTCCCCACTACAGCCCTTTGGAAGAAGTTCTTTTTGCCATTCCTTAGAATCTACAAACATGTGGCGAATACCCATTACTTCAATCATAATAAGTTCTGCCTCATGGCAACGTAACGCTGATGCAGTAGATGCAAAGCGGCTTGGATTTACAAGAGGACGCTCCATCAGAAGCGTAATGTCATTCTTGTTGTATTTGGAAAACAGTTCCATAAATTTGATGTAATCCAACCGGGACACTTCTTTCTTTGCCTTTGTATAATCTTGTACTTTTTTGACGGGTGTCTTGACAAAAACGGATTCAATATCATCTCCGACAATACCGATGCTGCCGGAAACGCCATTATCCAAACCAACGTAAATCTTGCTCATATCATTAGATTTTAAAGGCGTTTATATCCAAGCTTATACT